TGAGCAGGATTTCGTCAACCCTGCCGCGTTCCCAATCCCAGACGGGGACGCGGGATTCCGTGGCCAGCACGAAATCAACGGTGCGCGCCGTATCATCCAGCGAGGCGAGCGACTGGCGCAGGCCGAACGCAGCGCTGCGGGTCGTCAAATTATTTTTCGGCATTGAGTCCTCCGGGGGCGGTGAAAATGTCGCCGAAACCCAGCCCCTTGCTTTCGGCCTTGGTTTTGGCTTCCGCAATTTCGTCCACCACCTCGTCATAGTCGCGGCCCCGGCGGGCGGCGATTTCCTGCAGCGAGCGGACACCGAGCGCTACTTCGGCACGGAACGCGTTGATTTCCTTGAGCGGGTCGGGAGATTCCATGCCCGGCGCGATCCATTTGTCCGACCACGGCTCAAGCAGGGCGAACGCCGGGGCCAGTTCCGGGCGGCGCAGGCTTTCAATTTTCAGCCAGTCCCGGAAGGCCGGGCGGCACAGCCAGCGGATATGGTTTTCCTGTGCGGGCTTGAGGGCTTGCGCGAGGTCAAGCCGGATGCCGCGCAGGTTGGAGTAGGATATCTGGTCGTAGTCGCCGGTGAGGAGCTCATAGGTAAGCCCGGTCCCCACGGCCAGCGTGCGGAGGTTGAAGCGCAAAAACGGCTCGAACGTCCCGGACTGGCGGTTTATCTGCGCCAGCGTGACGGAATCCCCGGCCCGGAGGTATTCGAGCGTCGCGTTGGAAAGGTGTTCGGCCCGGCGGCCCGCGGCCTTGCGGTCGGCCTGAAAGCCGACGGGGTCGTTTGACTGCACGAAGCCGAGGTATTTGGATTGCAGGCGCGTGGCGTCCAGTTCCGAGTCCAGCAGCTCGGCGAGGTCGCCCGCGACCATGACGCAGGCCACGAACGGGCTGATGCCGTGGAGCTGTCCGGGGCGCAGCGTCTCGAAGCCGTGGATCTCCTGCGCGGCGGGCACGCGCACCACGCGCCGCGTGAATGCGCCGTCGTCAAACCAGTAGGCGGCGATGCGGCCCGTGGCTTCTTCGTATTCGATGCCGCCGTCCAGCGCGTTGCCGTCCGCCGCCCGCGCGCCGTGCCCGGTGAGCCGGTCGCCCTTGATGCCTTGCAGGGCGTAGCGTCCACGGTCGAAACGCCGGATAAAGAAGTATTCGCCGCATTCGAGGAGCTGGCGTTCGGCCAGCGCCTGCATGTCGTAAAAATGCAGGCGGCCCGAGAAGTCGGCCTGTTCGCACCAGCGCTCGAACGCGCTTTCCACGGCCTCATTGAGCTCGGCGTCAAGCGTTGCGGAAGCCCTTCCCGCTCCGTAGTAGCGGGCTTGCAGCCGGATGCCGTTCCCCACCACCAGCGCGGCGCGCATCCGCACCGCCCGGTCGAAATAGGGGAAGTCGCGCACCAGCTGGCGCACGCGGGCGCGGACGACATGCGAGCTTGCCCGCACCACGTCGTTGACGTTCCGGTCCAGCGGGAGCCACCCGGCGGCGTCTTCCGTGAGCCGGGCCGCAGCGTACATGCGTTCGCCGTGAGCAAGCCGCGCACGGGAGCGCGCCCTTTCGAGCCGCGCGGACAGGCTCATCGGTCCGCGCTCCGCACAACCGTGCGCGGACGGTATCCGGGTATCGCGCGCCGCCTCGTCCGCCGCCTTGCGCTCCACATAGTCGAGCATCTGCATGAACTCGGCGGGCGAAAAAAATTCCCGTTGCATCCCGTCAATATCATACGACTTGACGCGCCAGTTTCCCGACGCGAGATCGTTGCGCATCCGTTCCAACGTATCCCGAAAACTTGTAAACGCCATACCGCACGCTCCTGATTGACGAAAACATCAGCCAGAATTGAGCAGAAAAAAGGCGAACGCGCAAACGGGGGTAATGCGGTGCGGAGAACAACGTGGAAACGTTAACGGGGAGAGGGCGACTTGCCGACAGGGGAAGGCGGTTGCTGGCAGGAGCATCCCAAAAAGGGCATGTGGATGGCAATGTCGGAGTGGCCGCCGGCGCACCCGGAAGAGGCGGGGCGACGAATCCGGCGGACAGGATGCCCGCCGGAAAGCGGGAGGGGGCGGGATGGAGAAACCCAAAAGTGGATGTCCCCAAAAGGTATCGGCGGAACAATACGAAGCGCGTCATTCTCTCCGTTTTCGGGAGATGCCTTGTGCTTCATCCCAAAAGCCGCTATCAGAGGCGTGGGCCGTTCTCCGGGTAAAGGAGTAAGCCTATGGCACAGTTCCTGCTTGACGTCGCGGCCAATGTATTGGCCGGCGTCATCGTGGCGCTTATTATCCGCCGCTTTCGCGGCTAGAAAATGAGTTTGCCCGTGTGGGAACCGCCATTCTCACACGGGCTTGAAACTTGGTGATGAACTAAAATCGCCGGGGGACTGGCCCACGGGGCGGTGAGTGTTGGTAGCACTTACCGCCCTTCTTTCGTTCAAGATAGCGACGTTTGCCGCGCTTGGCAAGACATGATGCTTAGTCTTTTGTGACGTTTTCGAAAATTCGCCGGATGCCTTTCAGCTGTTCCACGCATGAGGCTATTTCCCAGAGCAGGGCCCCCGAAAACAGCCCGCTGAAAATGCAGGCGAACGCCAGACTGTACTGATTTTTCGCAAAACATCCGAAAGCCGCTACCATCGTCGCCGTGGGCGTTCCTGCGGGGGGCCGTGCTCATAGGTTCATCGGGCTCCGTCTCGTACAGCTCGGGCGTCTGGTAGCGCAGGCCGAGAAAGTCAGCAAGACAGAAGCCGTATACGCTCACGTCCCACGCGTGGTTGTCCCGTCCTTTTGGACATGTCCAGTTTCCCAGATCGTCCACGTATTCCGCGCACATCTGTTTTGCCCACTCCGCCGAGCACTCCGCGTTCATATGCCACGCGCCGGGGTCCGCCGGGGCGATGGACAGCTTCCGGTGCAGGGCGTCCTTGTAGTATTTCGTATGGACGTGCAGGAGGCGCTGGCCACCGGGAATCTTTATGTTTGTCCCGGGATAGTATTCAATATTCGCAAGTGAATAGGGTTGCTTCAGCTTTCGTTCGCCGTTGATCGGCAAGGTGCGGCCGCGGTTCTGAATGCACCAGTCATAGACCTCACGCGTCCGGTGCCCTTGCGAGTCGATGCCCGCAAGCTGCACGACGTGCTCGACGCCATTGATGTCGTAGTAGGGCAGCCAAGCACCCTATCGAGCGCGTCCAAATCCTCCACGAAGCCGGAGCGCACCTGCCATGATTCGCAAGCCTGCCCGTATCCGAACGCTCTGATCTCATACCAGAAACCGAAGTCCTGCGTATCCACGGCGGCCAGCAGAGCCGCGACTTTTTCCGTGGCTGGCAGCACTCCGGACGGGCGTTCATCACGCAGCGCCAGTATGGCCTTCTCCTTGCGGGGGCTGTAGTCTTCCTGCCACGGTTCGCCGAGGTAGCCGTTCATAAAATCCTTGTAGGCGTCGAGCTTCCCGACTTTCAGGTCTTCCGCCGCCGTGATGAAGCGGGAGGCCGTCTCCGAAAGGCTGACGAACGGCGACACCAGCGCCGAGAAGCGGAAGGCGACCGAGCGGGGGCGATGCCGTGCAAACCACGTTGCGCTGTCCAGCCCGCTTTCCGCTTCCTGCCAGCGTCCGCCGAGCACGGCACGGTCCCGTTTGAAGTCGTCCCAGACGCTTCCGCACGGGCAGACGTACCGGGCGGCCTTTCCGCTGAAGACGTCCTGCGATGCCATCCCCTCCGGCCAGACGACGCAGCCTTTCCCGGAAGCATGGCTGAAGCGCATCACATGATACTGCCCGCAGTCCGGGCAGCGCACGGCAAATTCAAATCGCACCTGCGCGCGCAGATAGGCCAGCCAGATTTCGCCTTCCACGGTGGTGGGGGAACTGGAAAGCATGATTTTTGAGGTATCCCGATAGGCGCGGACGCGCTTGTATGCCAGCGACACGGGCCCCGCTTCCATCCGGTTGGTAGATTCGTACTTGTCCACCTCGTCCAGAAAGAGGTTGCGTACGGATACGTTCGAGAGCGTAGACACGGAGGTCGCCCAGCCGAAGCCGATACGCATATGCCTGAGACGGAGGAAGAAGTTCGCCTCGTCATCCTGTTTCCCCGTCAGCATCCCTCGCAGGCGGGGGGAGAGCCGGAACAGGTTTCGTACGCGGCCCGTGCTCATGCGCTGCGCCAGCTCGCGCTGGTCGTACACCATGAGCGTGGGGCCGGGATAGTGATCCGCCGCAAAGCCCATGCAGTTGAGCAGGATTTCCGTTTTGCCCATCTGCGGGGGAGCCACCACCACGGCCTCCCGGACATGCGGCAGGGAAAAGGCATCCATCGGCCCGGACAGATATCGCGCGGTGGCGTTGCTCCACTTGCCAGGGCGTGGCCCGTCCGGCTCCATCACGCGATAGCGTTCCGCCCACTCCGAAACGGACAGCCGCTCAGGACGCCGCCATATCCGGCGCACGGCATCCGGCCATTCAAACCGCACCCTTCCCGGGGTGACGCCGGGAGGGCACGGCGCGACGATCCGTCTGCGCGTTCGCGACATGTCAATCAGCGTCCACTGTTTGGTCATGCGTCCGCCTCTTCGATAAGAGCGTCCCCACGGGACGCCTCCTTTTCAGCCTCTTCATCCAGCCGGGCCTCCAGCTCCACATCATACTCGAACGCTTCGGAAAAGCCGTTGAGACAATCTTTCACCCGTTCAAGCATAAACTCGCGCAGGGCGTCTTCCTTTTCGAGAGTCCCGCCGCACAGGTGGATGATCTCGCGCACATAATCGTAGACGAAGGCTTCCAGCCCCGTGCTGGCTACAACGGCGGCTGCGGCCAGAGACTGCTCATACAGCCCGCGCGGAATCAGCCGCTTGAGCTTACGGTCAACTTTAAGCTCTTTCGCCTGACGCACCGCCCGCTGCGTAAGCGCCTTTTCAATCTGATACATTTCACCGTA